CCAATCTTGGCTGGACAAAAACAGCTGGTATGGGGTAGATGAAGATATGAGTTTCCTTGCAATGGGTGTGCATAGGAGATTAGAACGAGAAGGTGTTCCTATCGGGTCTGATCACTACTTCAACGTCATTGACAAAGAAATGAGACAGCGGTTCCCAGAGAAATTTGAGACCGATGAAGAGACCAAAACCTTTTCAGAGCCAGAAGCCAAACCTTCTGTGAAAACTAGTAAACCGAGCACCGTAGTTGCTCCGGCGACTAGATCCACATCTCCAAAAAAGGTGCGTCTAACGCCTACGCAAGTACAACTGGCAAAGAAATTTAATCTAACCCCAGAGCAGTATGCTCGTGAACTTACAAAATTGGAGTCCCAAAATGGCTGAAAACAGAAAACCTCGTGAAATAGAAACTCGTCAACAAGATGCGCGCCCCCAGCAGTGGAAGCAACCAGATTTGTTGCCAGAACCCGATAAGCAGGCAGGATATTCTTACCGGTGGATCAGAGTAGCTACTTTAGGCAAGGCAGACCCCCGCAACGTCTCAGCAAAACTGAGAGAAGGATGGGAGCCTGTACGTGTAGAGGAACAACCGAAGTTCCAACTGTTAGTTGATCCTGATAGTCGTTTTAAAGACAACATCGAGATCGGCGGGTTGTTGTTGTGCAAGACACCAGATGAGTTTGTAGAGCAGCGTAATAACCATTACTCTAATCAAGCAGATGCTCAAATGATGGCTGTAGACAACGCTCTTATGCGTCAAAGTGACCCACGTATGCCTCTCTTTAACGAGGGAAAAGCTACTACGTCCTTTGGCAAAAATTAATTTTTAATCAGGAGATTTAAATGGCTTATCCAACCGTTGACGCTCCCTACGGCTTACAGGCTTTAAACCGCGTAGATGGCTTGCCATATGCTGGCGCAATTCGTCAAGTACCGATTGCTTCCACATATAACACGCCTATCTATGATGGTGACATCGTTCGTGTAGCTGCAGGTGGCACTATTCAAAAATCGACCGTAACTGTTGACTCTACTACCGCAGCTGCAAACAACACCGTTGGTGTGTTTGTTGGTGTTCAGTACGTTAATACTCAAGGTCAAACTGTTCAAGCTCAATACTATCCAGGTAATGCCGCTGCTACCAGCGCTGTTGCTTTTGTAGTGGACGATCCTTTGGCAGCCTTCCGTGTTGCAGTAACTTTGGCAAACAGCGCTATGAGCACTGTAAACCAGAGCATTGTTGGCACAAATATGGCAATCGTTCAGGGTACAGGCTCTAACACTACCGGTAACTCTGGTATTTCCGTTGTTGCGACAAACGCACAAGGTAATGCTGCAGCTCTTCCAGTTCGTGTTATTGCAGTTATTCCTGATACCGCGTCTAACGCAACGGCCTTTACTGAAGTATTGGTAAAGTTCAATAACCATCAATACAACGTAGCTGCTGCGTTGGATTACACAGCATAAGGAGCTACTTAAATGGCTATTTCACGCGCACAACTACTGAAAGAGTTGCTCCCTGGATTGAATGCATTGTTCGGTCTTGAGTATGCAACGTATGGTGAACAGCACAAAGAGATCTACGAAACAGAGACCTCTGAGCGTTCGTTCGAAGAAGAAACTAAGTTGTCTGGCTTTAGTGCCGCTGCCGTTAAAAACGAAGGCGCACCAATCCAGTATGACAACGCACAAGAGGCATTTACTGCTCGTTATACCCACGTAACTATCGCTCAGGGTTTCTCTCTGACCGAAGAAGCAATTGAAGATAACTTGTATGACTCATTGTCAGCTCGTTATACCAAGGCTTTGGCACGTTCCATGGCGTATACCAAGCAAGTTCGTGCAGCTTCTGTGTTGAACAACGGTTTCAACCCAGCATTCCCAGGCGGTGACGGTGTTTCTTTGTTTGCAACTAACCACCCACTCGTATCTGGCGGCACTAACAGCAACCGTCCTACAACTGGCGCTGACTTAAACGAGACTTCCTTGGAAGCCGCCGTTATTCAGATCGCTGCTTGGACAGACGAGCGTAGTTTGCTCATCGCTGCTAAGCCACGTAAGTTAATTGTTCCACCTGCACTCCAGTTCGTTGCAACCCGTTTGCTCGAAACCGAATTGCGTGTTGGTACAACTGACAACGACATCAATGCACTGAAGAACAACGGTTCTATCCCAGAAGGTTATACAGTTAATAACTACCTGACCGATACAAACGCATGGTTCCTCACAACTGATGTGCCAAACGGCATGAAGCACTTTGTCCGTACACCATTGTCCAATTCCATGGACGGTGACTTTGATACAGGCAACGTACGCTACAAGTCACGTGAGCGTTATTCGTTTGGATTCTCGGATCCACTCGGTATGTTCGCTTCACCAGGCGCCTAATCAGCACCTAAGTCGTACTAGACCCCGCCCTAAAAAGCGGGGTTTTTCTTTTAAAAAGGCTTGCACAAAGCTGAAATAGTAGTAAGATTGTAGAAACTGGAGAACCAGTCTATTAAACCGATCCAGCGGACGCATACACGATTAATAGACTTACTTTGTATGGAGAATTATTATGGGTTTCGCTACTCACTTAGGCCCTTGGCTACTCGGCACAACCAAAAACACTACTGGTACTACTGCTAGTACCGTTCGTAACACAGGCTGCACGGTCGTTTCCCAGTCTGCCCCTGTTGTTTTCGGCACTTTGACAGGCAACTTAATTGCCGTCCCAGCTGGCTCACAGATCGTTGACGTTAAAGTTGTTACTACAACTGTATTTAGTGCTGCTACTACTTGCGTACTAAACATCGGCGGTACGGCTTTCACTACCACAGGTACGATTACTACTGTTGGCTCTGTAGCTTTAGGTGCAAACGCAACTACTCCTGGTGGCTGGTTAAACGTTGGCGCTAACGATGTGTTTATTGCTTACACATTGGCTGGTACTGGCTTGTCTACTGGTGCAGCGACAATCATCGTTACTTATGCAGTTCGTAATTCTGATGGCGGTCAGTTCCAAACAGCTTCTAATAATTAATCCAGCGGACTAGGGTTTTCCCTAGTCTACTCAACATCTTAGGAGATTAATTATGAGTATGCAAACTGACGTACTATCGGCGCACATCAATGTATCTGGACAGATGCTTGTTGGGCGTAACCGACTTAAAGGTTTAGCTATTACTGGCGGCGGAAGCGCTGGAAACATGTACTTATGGGATGCAACATCTGCACCAGTAGCCGCTACTTACGGTAGAAGTTCTACTGGCCTTATTACCGTGACGCTTAATGCACATGGTTTAGCTACTGGCGATCAAGTAGGTTTAATTTTTGCTGCTGGTACTGGCGGTCAAGGAACCACAGGTAACTACACAGTTACTAGAACTGGGGCAAACACCTATACGGTACAAGACATCAATGTAGGTTCAGTTACGGCTGGTGCCGCTGCTTTACAGGGCACTAAATGGATTACTTCGGTTGATATTGCAGCAAATGAAGTAGTAACCATGCCACTTCCTGGACAGGGTATATTGTGCGACAACGGAATTTACGCAACTGTAACTAACCTGACTGGTTTAACCATATTCTATGGCTAAGAAAAAGGGGGTCTCTCTTGCGGTTGGTCGTGGTGAAAAGCTGCCTGTATCTAAGGGTGCTGGGCTTACCGCCAAAGGTCGTGCTAAATATAATGCAGCGACTGGCTCGAATCTAAAGGCTCCACAGCCTGAAGGTGGTGCCCGCAAGAAGTCATTCTGTGCCCGTATGTCTGGCATGCCTGGTCCGATGAAAGATGAGAAAGGTCGCCCTACTCGTAAAGCGGCTAGCTTAAAAAGGTGGAAATGCTAATGAAAGATCATCTAAGCGAAGGCTCCAAACATATACTGGACGGGCTCTCATTAATCACAGTGTTAGGAGCTCTTGTGGATGTATTACCTGCCGTAGCCGCCCTGTTTACTATTATCTGGACCGGCATCCGTATTTACGAAACTGGAACTGTACAAGGTTGGATTGAGCGTGCCAAGCGTAAGTAAGAAACAACACAATTTCATGGCTGCCGTAGCCAAAAACCCATCCTTTGCTAAAAAGGTTGGAATTAAGCCCTCCGTTGGGGAGGAATTTATTAAGGCCGATAAAGGTCGTAAATTTAAAGAAGGTGGAGCTATGAAACATTCAGACATTAAGATGGACAAAAAAGTAGTTAAAAAAGCCGTTGGTATGCACGAGAAACAACTGCATGGCGGCAAGAAATCTGACATGAGCAAATTAAGCTCAGGTGGCACGGCTGTTAAAAAAATGGCTCGTGGCGGCGGTTGCGAAGTTAAAGGTAAAACCAAAGGCAAAATGATTGCCATGAGAAAAGGTGGGAGCTGCTAAATGAAAAAAAGATATGATGAAGGTGGCGAAATAGAGTTTGAGTCCAAGATGGGACCCAACGAAAACATTGGTGACGACGTACGCGCCCGCGCTATGGCTGCAATGGCTGCTCGTGAATCAGGTGCTGAAATGCCTGAAGCCGAAGAGAAGCCAAAAGCAAAACCAAAGGCAAAACCAAAGGCAGAACCTAAAAAGAAAACTTCCTCATTTGAGGGTAGAACTTCTCCGTTTGCAGGTAAAACCTCTTCGTTTAAGAAAATGGCTAGCGGCGGTTCAGTATCTTCAGCTTCCAAACGTGCTGATGGTTGCGCTATTAAGGGTAAAACCCGCGGAAAAATGGTGTAATTGTGGTTAAGCCTGTTAACCCCTCTAACCCAACTGGCGGAGACGGTAATGAGAAGTACGACCCGAAACCAAAGAGGGGTCCGGGCGAGTTCGATAAAGCTCTTGAAAAAGAGAAAGCTGAGCGTGCTCGTGCGGAACTAAATAAAATAGCTGAAGAAACACGGACAAAGAAAGATGCTGAACGTCCACGTACTTACACCGAACGTTTGCAGGATATGGGCAGATTACCTAAGCCAACTGGCGGCGGTGGAGCTGGTGGAGATTTCAGTGGCATGAAAGGTCTAGATAAACCGTTTAAAGCCGGTGGTAAGGTATCTAGTGCATCTAAACGAGCAGATGGCTGCGCAATTAGAGGGAAGACACGAGCATGAGACCAAGCAGAGGTATGGGCGCTGTAATGCCGTCTAAGATGGGTAAAGGCGTTAAGAAGAAACGTCGTGACAATACAGACTTCACTCAGTATGCTGAGGGTGGTAAGGTTAACGAAGCCGGCAACTATACCAAGCCAGAACTTCGTAAGCGCATCGTATCTCAAGTTAAATCTGCTGCGACGCATGGCACAGGTGCTGGTCAATGGTCAGCTCGTAAAGCCCAGCTAGTAGCTAAGAAATATAAGGCCGCCGGTGGCGGATATAAATAATGTTTAAATGGCTCTGGAGGTTATTCGGTGGCACTAGCGAAATCACAACGCAGCCTCAAAGCGTGGGGCAAGCAGGACTGGACAACCAAGTCGGGAAAAAAGTCGTCCGAAACCGGCGAGCGGTACCTGCCAAAAAAAGCAATTCAGTCGCTAAGCCCGCAGGAGTACGCAGCAACAACACGAGCAAAACGAGCGGGAAAAGCGCAGGGAAAGCAGTTCGTGCCCCAGCCAGCAAAAGTAAAAGCAAAAGTAAAGCCGTTTCGAAAGGTTAAGTAATGGCAAATACATCGGGTACCGAGTCGTTTAATTTAGAGCTAACAGACCTCGTAGAAGAGGCTTTTGAGCGTTGTGGGCTCGAGATGCGCTCTGGATATGACTTGCGTACTGCACGTCGTAGCTTGAATCTATTGACGATTGAGTGGGCTAACCGTGGTATTAACCTGTGGACGGTTGAGCAGGGGCAGATTCTAATGAACACTGGGCAGGCCATTTACCCCATTCCAGTTGATACGATTGACCTTTTGGATACCGTAGTTAGAACCAACAACGGGCAAGGTACTAACCAAATTGATATTAATATCAGCCGGATTAGCGAGTCTACGTATATTACGATTCCAAATAAAAATGCTGTAGGACGCCCAATTCAGGTGTGGATTAACCGCCAGTCGGGGCAGCTTCCTACTATCCCACAAGCTACTTTAAACGGGGCTATTAGCTCTACAGACACAACTATTACCTTAAACAACGTATATCAGCTGCCAACTCAAGGCTTTGTGAACATCGGGGCGGAGACAATAGGCTACCAAAATATCGTTGGTAATCAGATAATTAACGCTTGGCGGGCCCAGAACAATACAGTTGCTGCAGCGCATGCAAATGCAGCTCAGGTATTTGTAAACAACTTACCATCAATTAACGTATGGCCTACCCCTAACGACCCAGGCAATCAATACACCTTTGTGTACTATAGAATGCGCCGTATACAGGATGCTGGTGGTGGTGTGAACGTGGCTGATATTCCGTTTAGGCTTATCCCGTGCATGGTAGCGGGCCTGGCTCATATGATAAGTATGAAGACCCCAGCTGCTGACCCAAACAGGGTGCAGATGCTAAAAATGGACTACGAACAGCAGTGGCAATTAGCTGCCGACGAAGACCGGGAAAAGGCAGCGGACAGGTATGTACCACGGCAGCTGTTCTATTAAGGTAAAAAATGCCTAGTAAATACGCTTCTGGTAAAAATTCGATTGCCGAATGCGATCGGTGTGGGCAGCGCTACAAGTTAACAGAGCTAAAACAAGAGGTTATTAAGACCAAGTTGTACCAGATTAAAGTGTGCCCAACATGTTGGGATCCAGATCAACCACAATTATCATTAGGTTTATACCCAGTTAACGACCCACAAGCAGTGCGGGAACCGAGACCAGATGTAAGTTATCAAGTATCAGGTGTGGGACCAGACGGGTTTCCTGAAGGTGGTAGTCGGGTGTTTCAGTGGGGGTATAACCCAGTAGGCGGTTCACGGGAAAATGATGATGGTTTAACACCAAATAACTTGGTAATTAACGTAGAAGTAGGTACAGTAACGGTAACGACAACATAGGAGTTTAAAATGTATAAATCAGGCGCAGATGGCATTACCAAAAAAGGCAAAACTGAGGGCAAAAACCTTGGTGATTCAGGTCCTAAAGTAATGGGTTTACAGGGTGGCAAGAAAACTGCTGGTGTAAAGAACATAGATCTAA